AGGAGTGACACAAGTCTTGCAGCTATTACATCATTTCAAAAAATTGCTCAACAAACTACTATAAAAGGTAGATACTTTAAATTTAGATGTAAAATTATATCAGAAAACAACAAAGTAAGAGCAAAGGTACACTCATTACAATTTACAGTTAATTTTGAGAAAAGATCAGATACAGGAGAGGATATTGTTGCATCAGCATCAGGCCAAACAGTTACATTTAATCAAGCCTTCTTTGCTACTCCAGCAATATCTGTGGCTGGTCAAGGTATGGCTGTAGGAGACTTTTTTACAATATCAGCTAAATCAAAAACTGGATTTACAATTCAATTTTTTAATAGTAGTAATACAGGTATAAGCAGAACTTTTGATTACCAAGCACAAGGATATGGCTTGAAATCGTAATCAATATAAAATAAAAGGTAGATATGGCACAAGTATCAGACGTAGTATTAGACAACCAAGGATTCGCAGCTTTTAGAACAGAATTAAATAATATTCTAGCTGCGATAAACACTTCTCATGCTGGAAGTTCAGCTCCAGGATCAGCAGCTGCTGGAACAATTTGGGTAGATAATTCTTCTTCAGGAACACTTGACATCAAAATAAATGATGGCTCTGATAACTTAACTTTATTTAGTATTAATACATCAACAAACGCAATAACATTACCTGGTGGAGTAAGTGTAACGGAATCTGATCCAAATGCGATTCCTTTTGCAATAGCTTTAGGAGGGTAATATGGCAAATAATTTTTTATCAACTGAAGTATCTTTGTCAAATGCTTCCGAAACAACAATCATATCAGCAACAAGTAATAAGCAAATTATTGTAGGATTAAATTGTGCTAATACAGGCACAGCTACTCTTACCTTAGATGTAACATTGAGAGATGGATCAAATGATTTCAAACTTGTTAAAGGTGTTTCTATTCCACCAAATTCTAAAGTGGAAATAGTCAAAGGAAAAATTGTTTTGGGATCAGGTTATAGTTTGAAAGCACAATCAAGTGCATCAGGCGGTGACGTAGATATTGTAGTTGGATTGCTAACAGATGTGGCATAGGAGTTTAAATGGAAGAAAAAGATAATATTTTGTATGTGGGTAACAAACCAGGAACAAATAATGTTGATTGTTACCATAAAAAAGACATTACACAAAACGTATTTATAGAAGCAAGCAGTAATGCTGTATTTGCAGGGCCTTTATCAGTTACTGGAACAATGACAATAGAATCAGGAGCAACAGTAGTAATAGTATGAGTAAGATAGAAGTAAATGAAATAGATAAAGCAAGTGGCTCAACAGTCACTATTGGTGGAACAGGTACAAATGTTGTTTTAGGAACTTCTGGTCAAACAGTTTCTATTGCGTCTGGTGCTACAACATCAGGCATGGGAAGAACAGGAACAGTTGACTGGCAAACTACACCAAAAACTTCTACATTTACTGCTGTATCAGGCGAGGGTTATTTCTGTAATACAGAAAGTGGAAGTTTTGAAGTAGATTTACCTGCAGGAAGTGCAGGTGCTATTGTTTCTATACAAGATTATAAAAATACTTTTGATAATAATAATTTAACGATTGACCCTAATGGTTCAGAAAAAATTAATGGTGGTGATGCAGGAATAGCTCTTACTCTATCAACGGAAGGTCAAGGTATAACTTTAGTTTATATAGATTCAACAGTAGGTTGGCGATCAATACATAGTGATGATTTTGCAACAATTCCACAAACTCCAGCATATATAACTGCAACTGGAGGAAATACAGTTTCAAATTCTTCTTGTGGTAATTATAAAATTCATGTTTTTACAGGCCCTGGAACATTTACAGTTTGTTCAGTAGGTAATCAAGCAGGATCAAATTCAGTTGATTATTTAGTAGTTGCTGGAGGTGGAGGAACTCCTGGAATGAATTTTAGTAATACTCCATCTGGTGGTGGAGGTGCAGGAGGTTTTAGAGCTTCTGCAGCAAATTTTACTATGGGTTGTCAACCAGCAAAACCTTTAGTATGTGGAGTTTCAGCTGTTACAGTTTCTGCAACTGGTTATCCAGTAGTGGTAGGTGCTGGAGGATCAGGAGGTTCTTCAGGGCCAGGAAATGCTGGTTCTGCAGGTAGTACATCAAGTGCATTAAGTATATCATCTGCAGGTGGAGGAAAAGGAGGTCATTCACCAGAGGGCCCTGCAGGCAATGGCGGATCAGGTGGAGGAGCTATGGGGCCAGGAAATCCAGGAGGAAGTGGAAACACACCACCCGTTAGTCCCCCACAAGGTAATAATGGTGGTGTAGGTGTAACAGGCCCAGGAAATCCATCACCTGGAACAGATAACACTGGCACTGGTGGAGGAGGTGGTGCTATACAAACAGGATTTAATGGTGGAACAGGAACTCCAAATGGAGGTGGTGGTGATGGTGGAGATGGAGCAGGTTTTGCTTCAGGTACTTGGGGATCAACTGGTGAAGTTGTAAGTTGTGTTCAATATTATGCTGGTGGCGGCGGTGGTGGAGTTTATACTCCAAACCCATCTCCAAATCCAGGAGGAATTGGTGGTTTAGGCGGTGGAGGAAATGGTGGTTCACCATCTAATCCATCAAGTATAACAAGTCCAGGTCGTGAAGGTCAAACTGGAACTGCTAATACTGGCGGAGGTGGAGCATCAAACGGAGGAGCTCCCAGTCCTACTTCTAATTTTTCAGGAATGGCTGGTGGGTCTGGTATAGTTGTAATAAAATACAAGTTTCAAAATTAGGATAAGAATTTATGAGTACAATTAAAGTAAACACAATAGAAACAAGAACAGGATCAACTCTTACATTAGGAAAAAGTGGAGATACAGTTTCAATTGCATCAGGTGCATCTACATCAGGAATGGGTAGAACAGGAACTGTTGATTGGCAAACTTCTTCTATAAAAGGTGAATCATTTACAGCAGTTAATGGAGAGGGATATTTTTTAGACACAACAGATGGAAGTCCTTATAAAAATTATGCAGTGACTGTCGTATCAGGAACTTTATATGGAGGTGGATCAGGTAATATTTTTAATTTAGATGGTTCAACTCAACAAGCTATCACTCTAATGAAAAATAAAACATACAGGTTTACACAATCAGATAGCAGTAACGATGGACACCCTTTAATTATTTCAACTTCAAATTCAGGAACAACATCTACATTTATTGCTGGTATTGTTTCATCAGGTGTTACATATTATTTAGATGGTTCTAGTAATCAAACGAACTATACAAACACAACAACTTTCAATGCGGCAACAACAAGATATATAGAATTTAAACCATCAACAACAGGAACATTTTATTTTGGTTGCTATGTTCATGGTGTAGGTATGGGTGGTGCAATTACATCACAAGAATTAACAGTAACTTTACCATCATCACCATCTGCTGGAAATATTGTTGCTGTAAAAGATTATGCTCTTAATTTTGATACAGAGGGAATTAGAATAAATAGAAATGGTAGTCCTATTAATGGTACAACAGGTGTACAAAATGAATTAATAAATACAAAGGGTGCAAGTATTGTTCTTGTTTATGTAGATAGCACTAAAGGTTGGATTCCTACACAAGATGATGCAAGTTCATTAATTTCAGTTTCACCATCATATATAACTGCAAGTGGTGGAAATACAGTTTCTACTGATGGTGACTATAAGGTTCATACTTTTACTTCACCAGGAACATTTACAGTTTGCTCAGTTGGAAATCAATATGGCTCAAATGAAGTTTCATACATGGTTGTTGCTGGAGGAGGTGCAGGTGGAACACATACAAATCCATCAGGACAAGGAGGATCAGGTGGAGGTGGTGCAGGAGGTTTTAGAGAAGGTAAAACTCCACAATGTACTTATACATCTTCACCATTAGTTTGCACATCAGGTTCAAATAATGGTTTACCAGTGACTGCTACAGGTTATCCAATTACAGTCGGAGGCGGTGGATCACAAAGAAATTATCCAGCACCAGCAAATGGTGGTGATGGAAGTAACTCAAGTTTTTCAACTATTACCTCAAATGGTGGAGGGGGTGGTGGTAGAGGTGGACAAAGTGCAACAGGAAATACAGGTGGATCAGGAGGTGGAGGCGCAGGTGCTCCAGGATTACATGCTGGAGGTGCAGGAAATACACCACCAACTACACCAGCGCAAGGTACAAATGGTGGATCAGGAAAATGTGGTGCTTATGGTGGTGGAGGTGGAGGCGGAGCAACTGTTGCAGGTTGGGACGCAATCGCTGGAGCAGGAAATCCTACTACTGCACCAACATCAGGAACTGGTGCAACTACATCAATAAACGGCACACCAACAGCTTATGCTGGAGGTGGAGGCGGAGGTGGTTGGTCAGGTGGATCAGCTTCTACAAATGCAGGAGGTGCTGGTGGAGGTGGTTATGGTGCTTATGGGCCATATCCTGGATCAACTAATGCTGCCGCTGGAACTACAAACACAGGTGGTGGGGGTGGCGGTTCATTTGGTGCACCAAATTCAGATGGAGGAGCAGGAGGAAGTGGTATAGTTATTATACGATACAAATATCAATAGGTAAAATATGACAAGTGAAATTAAAGTAAATAATATTAAAAAAGCAAGTGGTTCAACAATTACTATTGGTGAATCAGGTGATACAATCACTTTAGCTTCAGGTGCAAGTCAATCAGGATTTGGTAGATCAGGTTCTGTAGATTGGCAGACTACTCCAAAAACAGCAACTTTTACTGCTGTGAGTGGAGAGGGTTATTTTATAAATTCAGGAAGTGCAATTACAATGAACTTACCAGCAGGAAGTGCTGGAGCTATCGTTGCAGTTTCTGATTATGCTAGAAATTTTGCAACATATAATTTAACAATAGCATCTAATGGTTCAGAAAAAATTGGTGGAGATTCAAATGATGCAACATTAAATGTTAATGGTCAAGCAGCAACTTTTGTATATGTTGATTCAACAAAAGGTTGGGTTAATGTTCAAAACGCAGAAGATACAGAAACAGGTGTACCTCCATATATATGTGCAACAGGCGGAACAGAAACAACAGATGGAAATTATAAAATACATACATTTACTTCACCTGGAACTTTTCAAGTAACAAGGACAGCAATATCAACACCTGATACATATGCAGATTTTATAGTTGTAGCAGGAGGCGGTGGAGGTGGAGTAGGAAATATATCTCATGTTGGAGGTGGAGGAGGTGCTGGAGGATTTAGAGAAAGTCCAGGTTCATCTACTTGTTATACAGCTTCACCTTTAGGAGCATCACCTATGACTTTTGCAACTTTAGCAATACAAAGTTATCCGAT